CCGTTGGACAATGGCTACGTCTACATTGGAACAGCCAACCTCGACCCACAGACTAATCCTATCAACGTGTATTGGGATGCGGCATTGACTCAGTTGGCTGTTCAGCCAATCAGAACTCAAAGTGGATACCCAGTAAACAGTGGCACTCCTGCTCGCTTGTATGTCAACAGCGACTACAGCATTAGAGTGATGAACAGTGATGGGAGCGTCGTGTACAGTTCGCCTGCTGCGACTGAACGTTACAGCGACGCTGTTGTTACTGGCATATCTTCCGGAGCCGTTACGTTCGACCAATCAATCGCTTACCCAGCGGGCTCCATTGGTACTCACTTGCGCCAAATGCTTGTAAATGTCAAAGATGCACCATATAACGCTGTTGGAGATGGTTTAGCAGACGATACGGCGGCATTCATAGCTGCAGCAGCGACAGGAAAACCACTGTGGATGCCGCAAGGAGATTATTTGATCAGCCAAGCAGTCACGATCTCATCAGGGTTATTTGGTGCTGGAGCTGGTGATTCAAACACGCCAAACAAGACAAAAATTACGCTAACAGGCACAGGTCAGTTGATTGTTGGTGACTGGTATTGCCACTGGGATGGGTTCGAAGTTCGCTCGGCGATCAACAATAAAACGCTTATTGTGAATCCTGGAAAAAGTTACTGGACATTTACCAACTTTGTCGTCAACAAGATCGGCGCAACACCTGGTCAAGTTGGTATTGAATTCAACACTTCATCAGCAAGCATTTATTTTAACAGGCTTGACAATATCAACATCCGTTGTGATTACCCTGTAAAAATTACTGGAAATAGCACTCAGGTGTTCAATGCCAACAAAATTGGCATGGGTGTCGGTGGAAATAAATGGTTTGATTTTCTATCCGCCATCACCGTTGAGTCTGGCGTTTTGGCTTGTGACGCAAACGAATTCGGCGGTTATTTTGAATCAGGCATAAATATACTGACATTTGATGGCGTTGCATTGCGACAAAACCGATTCAGAGTAATCTTGGATTTGGTGACTCGCGTTTGGAACAGCGCTGTAACAGTTACTGATTCAAATTTGTGGGAAATTCTTGATAGCGGGTTCACTTATCAAGGCACACAACCACAAAATCAAGTTTTTATTGGTACCGCTCAAACCAAAGTCCGGGCAACTGATACAAACAGTACTCCGGCAATTCCAAATGCGACTGCTATTACCATGACGTTCGACAATGAGGACTTTGATTTACTGTCCGAATTTTCACCAGGTAGTGGAATATTTCAACCAAGATATGCTGGATATTATCAAATTGACGCTCAAGCATTAACGCAGGCTTATACATGGCCATCTGGATCTAGATTTGAGGTTCAGATTTATAAAAATGGATCTTTGTACGCTTCTGGAATGTATAACGCATCTGAAACGTCATCTGCTGTTAGCATTCAAAGATCAGGATCAATAACGTCTATTCTTTACATGAATGGAACAACAGACACCCTAACAATTAAACTTATTCATAATAGGGGTGGAAATGTAAGCCTTGACAGCTCTCCAAGTTACAATTTTGTAAACATTGCTAGAGTTTGAGTTACATAAAATTCATTGCAACTTATATAAATAGTAATCAAATGGACAATCAGATGATCTTCAACGCAGCCGTCAGCCTTGCTGGTTTCCTTGGGGGCTGGGTTCTGAACAACATTTACAAGGCGATTGAGCGGCTTGAAGATGAGGCCAGAACTTCCCCGGCAAAGTACGTTCGACGTGATGATTATCGAGAAGATATGAGCGAGGTCAAAACGTTACTCGGCAAAATCAGTGACAAATTAGACAATAAAGAGGATAAAAAATAATGCTCACTCTACTCAGCACAATCGTCTCGTTTCTGGCTGGTGGATTGCCACGGTTCTTGGAGTTTATGAAGGATCGCAGCGACAAGCGACAAGAGATTGAGCTGTTGGGTATGCAGATCCAGAGAGAGTTGGAACTTCGAAAGATTGGATTTGATGCAGAGGCCAAGCTTGAGGAGATCCGCTCCGCTCAGTTGGAGATGGATATTGCAAGCCGCGAGATCCAGGCCAGAATTGGCGCACAGAGCGACGAAATGAAGGCGATCTACACCCATGACGCGGCCATCGGCGAGGGTGCTAGCCAGTGGGTGATTAACCTTCGCGCGTCTGTGCGGCCTGTAGTCACCTATGGATTCTTCATCCTTCTGGTTCTGATTGACATCGGCATTTTCTTCTATGGGGTAGCGGCTGGCGCTTCGTTTGTTGATGTGGCTGCGCAGCTCTGGGATGAGAACACCCAGGCGCTATTTGCCTCCGTGATAGCGTTTCACTTCGGCGGCAGAGCCTTCGGCAAATGAAGACTTCAGAAGTCGGCATCAGCCTTATCAAACACTTTGAGGGTGTCAGGCTCAAGCCATATAGGTGCCCTGCTTTGCTCTGGACTGTTGGCGTCGGGCATGTTTTGTACCCGAGACAGCATCACTTAACACTTGAGGAGCGTATGCATTTCCAGCTCGCTCCAGCTCACAACCGGACATTCACACAAGAGGAAGTCAATGATCTACTCAGAAATGATCTTCGTCGGTTTGAGCGGGGTGTTGAGAGACTGTGCGGAACAAACATCTCGCAATGTCAATTTGATGCTTTGGTTAGCTTCGCTTTCAACCTGGGGCTCGGTGCCCTTCAGCGGTCAACGCTCAGAAGAAAGCATCTCAGAAAAGACTACGCCGGAGCAGCCAGCGAGTTTCTGAAGTTTGTCCGAGCAGGCGGGAAAGTCCTGCCCGGGTTACAACGTAGACGAATAGCTGAACGGATTTTATACGTAAAGCATCACGATACCGGTGATGCTGGCGATGATTAGAACAATCATCAACAGGCTTGCGGCCATTGATGCGATGCCTTCAATTTCGGTGGGTTCGTTCCATTCAAAATCCGGTACACAGTCACATTGACGGCCTTGACCACAGTTTCCGTTACACATCATCTTCCCCTTTCAGTCGTTGAACAATAAGAGTTGAGTAACCTGCGATGTCGTGCCAACTATCGGCGTAGTCGGCGTCCCCGTTGATGATCCTGGCGATCTTGTGACAGATCATGTCCATGGCCTCTTGCTGATCTAGTGCAAGAATCTTGCCTCGATGCTTGAGGTGGGTTCGAATTACAAGCTTGAGATCCTGTGAGATTTCTGCATGTCCCGAAAACTTGCCGTATTTCTGGCCACGCTCTTGCAATGTTCTTTCCACGTTTTCACTGTGCATTTTTGAGTCTCCGCAAGCAGCCACCGCTTGCCTAGTTGCCGAACAGCACGAACCCACTCCCGCTGGTTGTGCCGATTTACATCCCGTGAAACCTGACTGCTGTTCCACAGCTTTCTTACCAGTTTCAAGGCTTTTGTGTTCATGATTATTGGCGGGGGCGCCGGGCTCGCCCGGGCTTACCTGACTACGACCCCCAAAACTTTAGTTTCTGTTGTTCTCAAAAATGATGTTGGCAATGTCGTGTGCTGCCTTGTCTCTCAGGCGCATGACAAGCAACCCGAGGTCCTCATACGACATTTTTCCTGACGTCACTTTGTCACAGGCATCCAAGATTGCAGGATTGAACTCCTCTTCCAACTCTTGAGACGCATACGCATCTTCTAGAGCTTCGTCCCATGCCTTATCTTCTTCTTCCATCTTCTTGTAGTAGGCATTCAGGTCTTTATCAACTGAACAAAACATTTCGATTCCCTCGGGTTGTTTGTTAACACGGCCTCTATTGTCAATTGGTTGAGTCTGAAATGTCAAGATGCTCAATGATGAATTCTTGTATTTGTTGCTTTGCGTCCTCACAACCCTTGGCCACAAGACAGTGATACTGATGATCCTCTAAGTACACAATCCAGTCTTTCTGATCAACACTCAACACCCCGTTTTTCTCTCTTTTCATCTCAACCCACAAGCCCCAGGCTGGAATGAAAAGATCTGGGATACCTCTGCACACTCCCTCGGCCTTCAGCTTCGCTGCCGTGGTGATGGTTCTGGCGCCACCATTCGGGATAGCAAAGATCCGCGTTGCCGGAAAGCTCTGGCGGAACCACTTCACAAATTCGCGTTGTTCTTCGTGTTCTGTTCTCATTTGTCGTCCTCAAACTTGTCATCAAGTGCCTTCTGTACACCCTCTAGGCGCATTTGTATATCCACCAGTTCATAAAGAGTTTCTCTGTATGCCACCCAGGCTTTTTCTGCTCTTTGCCTCTCCGCCTCAAGCAATCGCTCAAGCCTTTGAAATTTGAGTTGTTCGTTCTTGGTCAAAATGGAACCTCCTCGAACCAGCTCGGGCATTGATCAATTGATTCTGCAAAATCTTGAGGCACCTTTTCATTGAACATGGTGCAGAAGCTGTGATCGGCGTAGTGATCGCAGGTGTAGCAGCACCTAGGCGGATATAGGTTCTTCTTGGCTTCTTTGATCTTTTCTCGGTACACCTGAACTACTTGAGGTTCACTCATTTATCCTCCACTCCCGGTTGATGATTCGGCTGTACTTGCCTTCCTTGCGGTACTCCACCACGCTCGGAGGCGTAGCTTTTGTCATGATCTTGGCGGTTTCTTCCAGATCATCTCCATCAATGATGGCCCCAGATTTGTTGGCCATGTCTAGCAGCGTTTTGACTGCTTTCTGTCCTGCATATCCGTCATGCGTCACTGTCAGATACTCGGTAACCGGAGGATCGCTCAGATCACCGTAATACGTAACTGCGAACATTTCTTTGCCAGAGGCCTTGCTTGTGTGCTTTCGCCAGATCCAAGACCTTACAGACATCTTCGTGCCCTCGATGCCCATGATATCGTCAACGTGCAGCGTCAGGGGCTTTTTTTCTGGCTCCGGGAACGGAGCACCACAAGCTGGGCATTTCCTGGCGGAGATCGGGCACAGCTCGTTGCAAGCCTCGCACAACTTTACTGGGGTCTCGCCATTGCCTGATCCGGCTTTCTTGGGCGGCTGCACTGCTGTAATCGGACCATGCGTTGCCACAACTCCAGCAAAGTCCAGCACTAGACAGTGATCTGTATGACTCTTGGGCCGCATCCCTCGGCCTGCCATTTGTACATAAAGACTAGGCGACATGGTTGGCCGAAGCATCGCAACCAGATCAATATCGGGGTAATCGAATCCGGTCGTTAGCACATTCGCGTTAGTCAATGCCCTGATCTCGCCAGCTTTGTAGAGCGCCAAAATGCGTTCACGCTCTGATTTTGTCGTAGCCCCTGTCACGCACTCCGCAACGATGCCGAAGCCTTTCAGAACGTCACGAACATTCTGAGCGTGTTGAACACCGGCACAAAAAAACAGCCACGCCTTGCGATCTCCAGCGCGTTCAATCACTTCCTTGACCGCGGCAATGTTGTTTTCGTCCGTGTCCACAGCGGCTTGCAGCTCGGATTCAATGTATTCGCCTCCTCTTTTGTGTACGCCATCGACATTTAACTTTGACGTGGTTACTTTTGAGCGAAGTTGCGACAGGTGCTTTTTCTGAATAAGTTCCTGAATACTTACCGGCTCAATCAAGTCTGAGAAGATCGCGGGCGCATCAGTGATAAGCCCGTGGCCAAGCCTCCATGGGGTTGCAGTCAGACCAATAACGCGCAGGTTTGCATTGATGTCCTTCAGATCAGACAACAGCGTTCTGTACCCTCCTTCGTCTTTGTGGCCAACAAGGTGACACTCATCAATGATGCACAGGTCAATGTGCCCAATCAGATGGGCTTTGTCCCTCACCGACTGAATGCCTGCAAAAGTGATCGGCTCCCCGAGTTGCCTCCGTCCAATGCTTGCGCTATAAATACCCATTGGCGCTCCCGGCCAATGGAGACGCATTTTCTCCGCGTTTTGCTCGATCAACTCTTTCACATGAGTGAGCATCAAAACCCTGGTCTCGGGCCAGTTCTGCAGGGCATCCTTGCACAGAGCCGCAACGATGTGGCTCTTTCCTGAGCCAGTCGGAAGCACAAGACAAGGATTGCCCTCGTGGCCGTTGCGGAACCATTGGTACAGATGGTCAATACTGCGCTGCTGGTAGTCACGGAGCATTACCCTCCCCCCGGAAACATCATTTCCAAAGCATCAGCCACAGCCTGTTGAATCACTGGCCAATTGTCTCTATCTATCCAGGCCCTAATCTCAATGCTGGCGGCAGACTCATCTACTAGTTCCATCGTAAAAACGGCGATGTCATCCTCATCAAATGCATCCATTTTTGGGGGTGCTAGTTTAATCTTCATGCTGCTTCCTTTTGTTGTGTCTGCTGTGCTTTCGGTTTCCGGGTGAACAGCGTAGAGTCTCCTGCCATCATTTGCACCAACTTTAGTTGTTTCTTCTTTTGTCGGTACCGTTGAGACTTTTCCACATCTGTCATTATTTTTTTCTTGGCATCAGGCTTTGATCCAAGCTTGTAAATCCTAATGGGATCTTTTGATTCTGGCCGCTTGTCCCATTTGCAGATGTGCAGCACTCCTTCTCTGTACATCTCGCGGGTGTAGTGCAGTACAGTCACGTAGTGCAGGCCCGTTTCCTCGGCCAGCTCCTGGCACGTGTAATCGCCTTCCATCAGGTGCTTCATTAACTGGGCCATCATCAGCGCATTCACCTTGATGATTTTGCGGCCCTTGTTGCATGGGGGTGCAGGTCTTGGCATGTGATCCTCAAAATTTAAGAGAGATTCCTACGTAGTTTGGTGCAACGACAATACTAGAACCACAGCCTGCGGCAGCGGTAACAGCGAAATCTTTAAACGATGGCGTGTGTCGATCCCGATGCTTGCGGTCGTAAATCTCTTTGGCCAGCCCTACAGCAGCCGCAGCGGCGCAGCCATAGCGCCAGTCGTCAGTGGCTTTTGTGAATGCGGCGCCGGTAGCGGCCCCAACAATTGCGTGTTGCCACTTGTCTTTACCGCCCCATGATTCAGCCTGGGCTTGTGTGGCAAACAGCAGTACAAATGCAATCATTGTTCTCATTTATCCGGCTCCTTGTCGTTCAAAACTTGCTGGTAATTCATCCCGGCATCAAAACCTTCTAAGAAGGCCCTGGCCTTGAGCAGGCGGGCAAACTTTCTAAGCTTCTCAAAATCTTCATCTAGAAAGCCGCATTCCCAGGCGAGTTGGTCTATTGAGTCTTCTTTCATTTCTCACCTCTTAGCTTGTTTGATCGCTCGATGGTGCAGGCTGTAAATCCATGTACCCAACCTGAAGCCGATTCCAAGTCCAAAAAAAACCCCGCTCAAGAAATCAAGCAAGTTCATTCCTCACTCCCTATGCCATGTGCGCGCTCGATGGCGCGGGCAAATAACAGATCGCCTCCATTCAACTTCAAGTCAACGCCAGCAGACTGCGAAAGCAACGCGGCAATCTCCTCCTCCGTCAGCGGCTTGCGCTGGGGTGGGGCGGTGTAAAGTGGTTGCACGTGGTCGTTATCTAATGGCTTGCTAAAGCACAGATACCTTTCGCCAATGCAGTCTATTGAGAGCCACGCCACCGGCTCCTGCTCTGGCTGCGCCAGCCCCTCGCTTATAAGTTCCGCAATATGTTTATCCGTTGTTTTATTTCTAACTGATTCGCCGGTCAGGTATTGGTAAACCTGCTGCATTAGTTCTCGGTCAGTCATTTCTCCCCCTTCTTATTTAGTCTCTCACTGACTATTTCGGCACACTGCTCAACGAACAAGCTGGCGTTTCCCCACGCTTCCTCCGGGGTTTTGAATTTGAATCCGGCATCGGTAGCGACTCCACCGCCGTAGACGGTGCCCATCCAATAGGTTTGCAGTTTGCCGTTTTCAACAACCTGAAATCGCTGGGTGTTGATGTCGCTTTGCAGTGCCATTGCATACGCGGAAATTCGGTCAGTCATTTCTCCTCCTTGATGCCGTGTGCCTTTTCAATTGCTCGGGCGATAAGCCTTCTGGTTTCTACTCTTGTTGTGCCGCTTTGTTGAAAGCAATCGTGAATTTCCTCATCAGTCAGCGGCTTGCGCTGGGCAGCTTTCTTTCCTGCATGTAGTCCCAGCATGTAGGTTGCAGTGAGAACGTCTGACTCGGTATCGGCCACCGGCAGTGACTTACTTATATTGAACGAGCTTACGACGTTCTTTATTTGCTGCGCAATATAGTCAAGCTGTGCTTCTTTTGAGTTGTCGGTATCTAGGGATGTAACCGCACGTTTTACCAAGTCCAGCAGAACTGCGCATAAAACTTTGATGGCGTTATACGCTTCTGACTGGCCTTCATCTGCGGCATTGTATGCCTCGCCCATAATGCGAATCCTGAGCGGCTCTAGGTCATCATCCGTCAGCGGCTTGCGCTCTGCTTTCAAAACAAGGTCGGCGAAGCGCTCAAGCTCCTGCTGAGTAATCGTCCAAAATTCGTTATGCCATGCGGGTTTCTTGTCGGGGTCGCAGGCTTGCTGCATTAGATTGATGATGTCGTCTCTAGTCATTGTTGCTCCCCATTGCTTTGTCAACGGCAGCTTCAAATTCAAACCCACAATAACCAGTCCCGAAAGCTGCAAAACCACTAATGGTTTCTTGGTTATATCTGGATGGGTTCCACGAAAAACTAGCGTTGTTGTCCCTTAGCCATCTGTAGCGTTCTGCATCTGCACGCTCTGCTGCAGCCCCGCGCTCTTCAGCCCGTTTGATTATGTGTTTGGATTCGTTTGCGATTCGGTCTGCTTCCGCTGCGGCACCTGCTGCGTAGGCAGCAGCAGTGAAGTTATTAGCCCTCTTC